GCCAAAATCTAGAAAACCTACGTAGTCAACAAACTAGCACACAACAAGGTGCTTACAATAACTGGCTTAACTCTGAAGCCAACCAAGCGTTATTAGAAAGACATGGTGTTGTTACAGACGTATACTCAGATTCTGGAGATCGTTTTCGTTGGAACGGTTCAGCTTATGTAAAAGTAGAAGATGAAAGCGTTGGTTTTACTGATTATGCTAGAGCTGCTATGGTGGCTGGTTTAGCATTAGCAGCAACTCCTGCGCTTGCGGGAGCATTTCAGTCAGCTGGCTTAGGCTCTGTAGCTTCTGCGGCATCAGGTTCGGCAGCATCCTCTGCAATTACGCAAGCTATTACTACAGGAGAACTTGACCTTAGAGATATGGTAGTTGCGGCAGCTACTGCTGGTATGACTCAAGGTTTATCTGATTGGTTTGAAAGTACAGATTTAATTACAACAACACAAGAACAAGCTGATCGTTATTTAGAACTAGCAGCACAGTACGGAGAAAACTCAGCCGCTGGTCAAGCCGCAATGGAGGCGTATAACAGACTTACTCAAGGTTTAGAAGCAGTAGGTACTTTAGGAGAAAGTTCAGATGTAATCCTTAATTTAGCTAATGATGCTGGATGGCTTGCAAACAGTATAGATAATCTTGTAGAAGGACAACAAAACGCTCCAGAAATTGAATGGCAAACTCGTGATGACTCAGGCGAAATACAAGTTCAAATTCCTGATTATCGTTCTATTTATGAGCAGATAATAGAAGACTCAGAACAACAAAATAGTGGTGGCGGTGGTGGTGACGCTGGTGGTGGTGATGTTGTAGATGTAACAGACGACGACACTACTGATGTTATAGATGACGGGGCAGATCCCTTACCTTCTGACACTGTTGAAGGTGATACTGAACCTACTGCTAATGGTCTTTCTTGGTTTAAAGTAATAGACGGTAAAGTTTTTGTTTTAGATCCTGAAACAGGTGAGTATAGCCCAGCAGAAGATCGACCTTACTATGAAGAAAACCCTGAAACAGGTGAGTTTGGACCTACTGATAGACCGTGGTGGTATGGTTATTTAGGAGACAACCCGGCTGATGGTGAATACGATGACAGAGGAGTTCCTGTAGGCGAACCTGAACCAGAGCCTGAACCGGATGTTACACCTTTACCGTCAGTAACAGGTCCAATAAAAGGTGGTACTGTAGTAATGCAGCCTGAACCTGAACCAGAGCCTGAACCGGATGTTACACCTTTACCGTCAGTAACAGGTCCGGTAAAAGGTGATCCTACAAGACAAGAACCCATACAGCCCGGTGACGGTAACGGTGACGGTAATGGTAATGGTAATGGTAATGGTAATGGTAATGGTAATGGTAATGGTAATGGTGATGGCGATGGCGATGGTGATGGTGATGGCGATGGTGGCACTGGAGTCGGTATGGGTGCAGGAGGCATGTTATCACCAGACGGAGCGTTTAAACCTTTCATGACTTCAATAGACTACACACCTGTACAGTTACAACAACTTGTTGCACCACCTAAAAAAGATTACTTTAGAGAACTTGATGGGTTAATTGGTCGCAGTTTATTTGGGAAGATGATTAAATGACGTATTTAAACATAATGAATAATGTGTTGCGCCGATTGCGTGAAGAAGAAGTTAACAATGTTACTGAAAGCACTTACTCTAAGATGGCTGGTGACTTCATTAACGATGCTAAGACTATGGTTGAGCAGGCTGCTGATTGGTCTGCACTGCGTACACGAGAGTCTGCTTTTGTAACTAGCGTAGATGACAACCTTTACTCCCTAACAGGAAGCGGTGATGACGTTAAAGTAATGTCTGCTTATGACACAACATCAGCTAATGAAGTAGAGTACCAGACAAAAGAATGGTTTAACCATGAAAGCTACGTTAATGAATCACTTGTTATAGCCGCTAAAGGCGGTCTTACTGGTAGTCCTTCGTACTATACGTTTGATGGTGTTGACGCTAATGGTGACACTCAAGTTCGTTTGTATCCCATGCCAGACGATGCTTACAACCTTAGATTTGTAATGGTACGACGACAAGCAGATTTAGTAAACAATGCTGATGTTCTCCTTGTTCCTTCAAAACCTGTTATTCACCTTGCGTTAGCTTTGTTGGCTCGTGAGCGTGGTGAAACAGGCGGTACTTCTACTGCTGAATACTTTGCTATTGCTGACAAGTACCTATCAGACGCTATTGCTATTGACGCAGCAAAGCACCCAGAAGAGATGATCTTTAGGACTATCTAATATGGCTCAAGAACTACGCAGTATTAATCTTGTAGCACCAGCTTTTAAAGGGATCAACACCGAAGACTCTCCTTTGGCGCAGGATCCTTCTTTTGCTGAGATTGCTGACAATGCAGTTATTGATAAACGTGGTCGTATTGCGGCACGTAAGGGTTATGATGTAATCACCACAAACAAGACTGTACTTGGTACTGCTGCTGTACGTGCTGTCAGAGAGTTTAGAGATAACGCAGGTAACAGTAAGATCTTCTCTGTTGGTAACAACAAGATCATGAGCGGTACAACTACATTAGTAGATGAGACACCCGGCAGTTACACCATTACTGCTGACAACTGGAAGATGGTTGACTTTAATGACAGCATCTATTTCTTTCAGCGTGGTTATGAGCCTTTAGTTTACAGTAACGCTTCAGGCGCAGTAGAGAAAATGTCTACGATAACTGGCGCGTCAGGTGCAGCTGACATTCCAAAGGCTAACGAAGTTGTTGCTGCTTATGGTCGTCTTTGGTGTGCTGATGTAACTAACAACAAGTCTACTGTTTACTGGTCTGACCTGTTGATTGGACAGAACTGGACAGGTGGTACTAGTGGTAGTATTGACATCTCAAAAGTATGGCCTGACGGTTATGACGAGATTGTATCACTAGCAGCACACAACGGATTGTTAATTATCTTTGGTAAGCACAGCATTGTTGTGTACCAAGGCGCAGAAGCACCAGCAACGATGTCTCTATCAGACACTGTAGCGGGTGTTGGTTGTGTTGACAGAGATACAGTACAGCATACAGGAATTGATGTTATCTTCTTGTCACATACAGGCTTGCGTAGCTTTGGACGTACAATACAAGAAAAGTCAATGCCTATCAGTACGTTATCCCGTACGATTACAAAAGACATTATTGGCTTGATACAGGGAGAGACACAGTTCTTTAGGTCTATCTACAGCCCAGAAGAAAACTTTTACTTGTTAACATTTGTAGGTCAGGACACAACCTTCTGCTTTGACGTTAGAGGAACATTAGAAGATGGTTCGTTTAGGGTAACACGATGGCCCGGTTCTGTCTTTACAGCTTACGAAAGACTGACTAATGGTACACTGTACGTAGGAACAACAGACGGTATTAGTGAGTACAAAGGTTATTCTGATAACGGTACAAGGTATCGCTTTAAATACTTTAGTCCAAGCTTGACATTTGGTGATGCTTCTCGTTTAAAGATTCTTAAGAAGATTAAGCCAACGTTGGTAGGTGCAAACAGTGCTACTGTATTTATGAAGTTTGCCTATGACTTTGGTACGTCTTACAGGACAACAGAGTTTACAGTAGGTAACCAGAACCCTGCTTTTTATAACGTCAATGAGTTTGGCGAAAATTCTAACCCACTATCAGAGTTTACTGGTGGTGAACTTACTAACCAACGCAGTTTGAACGCTGTCGGTAGTGGTACAACTGTTGTTGTCGGTCTTGAGTCAGACATCAATGGCTTTGCTTTATCACTACAAGAAATTAACCTACTCGCGCTGATAGGTAAAACGCTTTAATTAGGAGACAATAATGTCAGACGGTATAAATGCTATTAGCAAACAAGCTCCGAATACAGAAGATCCTGAATTTATGGATCTGTTTGGTGACTTCTTGTTTGGAGGAGGCGCTCAAGGTCTTGCTGGACTTGGTCTTCTAACAGGGGCTTACAACAGACTCGGTGGTATTGGTGAGCGAGGTTTAGGCTTAGGTCAATCTCTTGCTGAGCAACAAATGCAGCAAGCTGCTTTTAGACCTTATACAATTACAACACCTACTGGAGCCATGTTTACAGCAGGTCCTTCTAGACCAATGACACCAGCGCCAATGACGCCCGGCGCAGCCGATGACGGTATAGTTATTGACGACGGTTACGAATATCCTCTTCCTACGCCTGCTTTAACGGGGGCTGTTATTGATGATGCTACAGGTTTTACTTCTGAACCTCTTCCTCAACGTCCTGACGAAGCTGATTTAAGAGGCTTTTTTAATCAGTTTAGGGGTCTTCAACCTCAAGGACAGCAATTCGGTATGCAGTTGTCTCCTATGGAGCAAGCTTTTCAACAACGAATGTTTGGAGATGCAGGTGCATTTTTTGGACAAGGGGTTGTAGATCCTTCTGTGCGTGAAGAGCAAATATACGGTCAAATAGAAACTGCTTTAGATCCTCAACAGAGAGCGCAACGGTTAGGTCTTGAAGAAAGACTAGCGGCACAAGGCCGTCTTGGTGTAAAAACAGCACAGTTTGGAGGCACTCCTGAACAGCTTGCTATGGAAAAAGCACAAGCTCAGCAGTTAGCGCAAGCAAGACTTGGTGCGGCACAGCAGGCACGTCAAGAACAAATGCAACAAGCTCAGTTAGGTCAGCAATATTTAGGTGCTAGTTACATACCTCAAGCTCAAATGTTATCTGCATTAACACCCGGTCAGACTGCGGCGGCTCAAGCACAACAAGCACAGTTGTACGGTACAGGTTTGTTTGGTGAGGCTACTGCTTCTGGTATTGATGCGTTGTTGGGTGCAGGTCTTGGACAGGCTAACCTGATGGGTGCGGCAGGCACTGGCTTGTTGTCAGGATTGTTTGCTAGCCCAGAAGCTTCAGGTGGAGAAGGAAGTCAAAGCGGTCGGATGAGAAATATATATGACTTTATTACAGGCATGTTTGGAGGCTAATTATGGCTAGGTTTGGTAGAAGTTTTGTACAAGCTGCAACACAGCCTCAGTATGCTCAGGGGCTATTTACTGCTGCACAACAGATGGGTGCTGCTCCGGGTCGTCGTAGAGCTAAAGAAGAACAACAAAAGCGTATGGGTATGCTTCGTGACATGGGTGCTGTTGAAAGAGCAGACTACATGGCGAGTGTTGCAGAGACTCCTCAAGAGTTAATGCAGGCAACAGCCGCCAAAGATCAAGCAGTGCGTCAAGGATCTCTTACAAGTTTGCGTGGACTTGAAGCCGCTAGACAAGCCGCTGGTACAGTGGAGGAAAAACAACGTATAGAAGAAATAATGAGTCGTGTTGCTGTTCAGGCAGGTGTAGATCCTACTACAATTGCAGGACGTACTCAAGCAGAACAGGATGCTGAAACTAATAGAGAGTTTACGCAGGCTCGGTTAAAAAATCAACAGCGGCAAGAACAAGAGGCTGCGATTAGTCAAGCATACTACAATGTCCCTCCTGAGTCTAGAGAGCAGTTTGAACAAAATGTAGCTAAGTCTGGTTTTGGTAATGTTATTGATGAGCTAAAAGAAGATAAAGCAAGAGATGAACTGTTTCAACTACAGCTTAAAAACGCTAAAACACAAGCCGCTGAAAACGCAGCAATGAAAAAGGAACCTCTTCCTACTAGTAGCTTACAAGATAGAATCAATCAAGCTAACATTGACCCACAATTAAAAGATCAATTCTTGTCAGAGTTAGCGGAAGTTAAACAGCCTGACTTTGAAGCTGGAGAAACATGGAACCCCGGCGAAAGAAAGCAAGCAGAGACTGCGCTAGACTCTCTTAATAGAGCTGTTAGAGCAGAAGTATCTAAAGAAGTAGGTAGAAAAAACGCTATCCGTTCAGATATTCGAACGCTCGAAAAACAAAAAACTAAACCGCCTACTAAAGCTCAGATTGATGAACAGATGACACAAGCAGAAGAAAACGTAGTTACTACGGGAGCGTTTGGCATGACTGTTAAAGACGATCCTGAAGTGGTTAGAAAAGAAGCTACCCGTTTAGCAAGAATTGCTAGAGATAATCAGATTAATGATCTCCTAGAACAACGTCGTGCTGAACTGGGCGAGCAAGCTATAACAGAACCTGTTGAAACTGAAGAGGAAGAAGAGTCCACACAACTTACCACTAAGGCTGATCAAATAGTAGGACTTTAATAATGTCTGATAGGTTAAATAAGTACGCTGCTTGGCTTGTTGATAATGAAGACAAGAAAGGCACTGAAGAGTTTCAGACAGTTGCTGATGCTTATCGTGCGTTACGTGTACAACCAGAGCGCGAAGCGTTAGAAGCAGAGCTGACACAAGCACAACAAGAGCAGGCAGAAGCGGCTTACAGACTAGAAGCGGCTGAAGATACTGTGCTTGAGAACTTAGCAGAGGGTGTTCAAGAAATGTCTTCTGCTGGTGTAGGTCTTGCTGTAGACACTATTGATGCTTTCACTTCTATTGGTCGTGTTCCTTACGAAGCAATAACAGGTAAGGATGTTCGTACTCTTCGTGAAGCGATGTCAGGAACGGCGCTTGATTTAGATCGTCCCTTTATGGAAGAACGCACTGCCGCTTTGTTTGGCCCTCGTTTGGCTGCTACTTTAGCTACGGCAGGAGGCGCTGGTGCTGTTCAAGTTGCTCGTGATCCTGCAAAGATTTCATCTGCTTTGAAAGACATCGCTGGTTTGGGAATGACTAAAACTCCTGAAGCTGTTGCTGCGTCTGCTTTGGTGTCGGCTGCTAAAGAATCTGAAACAATCGGTAAAGTAGCTGATGATATTCAAAAGATGACTGATGAGTATCGTCCCCAAATAGAAGCAAGATCTGTTACACCAGATGGCAGCGGAGGCGCAGTAAAGCGTGTTGAAGGCGGTTATTCATACGGTGGTTTACGTGCTACTGGCAACGCCAAAGAAGGTTATGACATCCCCGGAGTAGGAAAAGTAGACAAGAAAGCTGATATTAAACCTGCAATTGATGATCAGTTTACTGCCTTTCAAAAAGCTAGGGAGCAGATGCAGGTAGAATACAACTTACGCAAGCAGTTACAGAAGACAGAAGATTTTTCTGAGTTGCGGGGAATGACAACAGCGCCTAAGCGAGTAACTTTTACTCTTGGAAGACAGGCTGAAAAAGACGTAGGCTTAACAACACAAGCTATTGATACTGCTGAAGACGCGTTGTACTACAAAGTAAGTCCTGAGATTGCAGGAGCTGCTACTATTGCTGCACAGTCTTCTGGCGTTAAGATGAATAGAGCTTACGATGATTATCTTCTTCCTGTAGTTCCTGTTATCCAACTGTGGCGAACTAATAAAGAAGCCGCTAAAGCTATGCTGGATTATTCTCGTGGCTTGAAAGGCAACAACAGATCTCAGTTCTTTAAGCGCCTGTCTGATGCTGGAGTCTCAAGTCAAGAAATACGTGCTGTCAACAACTATTTAAACTTTAGAGGTCAGTTGTTTAAAGAACATCGCTTTAACATAGGTGAAGAAACCTCAGTTTTAACTGACAGATTACACATACAAATGCAACCTATCGAAGAGCTAGGTGAGAAAGCTGCGTATGCAAAACGTGGTAGAAAAAATTACTTAGAGGTTCAACAGGACCAGTCTAGGCGTGCTTTGCGTAACCGGGCAGCAGCTACTGATGAAATGATTGAGCAGTATCAAAATCCTTTTTTGACTGACTTTAAGTTACTTAACCAAAACGACTTTTTAAACGAGATAACAAAGCGTATTGATGTAGGATCTTTGGGTGTTAAAAGTCCAACAGGTCAAGAAGCTTTTCAGGCTGTAGCTCGTCGCCTCTCTGAAGATCTTCCTGACAACGTAGCTGAAAGAGGTGCTAGAATTATTGAGGACATGGTTATTGGTTCTCAACAACACGCTCCTGCTGTGGCTCAGTTAATATCTACTTTGTCTTATGGCGGCACATTGATGTCGTTGAAGTCTGCTGTGTTAAACCTTCACGATGTTTTTGTATCTCCTATGCTGAATGGTGTGGCCGCTACAATTCGTGGAACTAAACGAGCGTTTGATAGAAATCAAAAAAGTTTTGTAGATCCTGAGTTAACAGGTATCAACAGACAGACTCAAGGAGAATTTGCTAACAAGCTTGTTGATGAGGTCGGTAGAATGTCTGATGATCCTTCTTCGATAAGAGAAGCAAGCAGGCTGGCAGCTAAAGGTCTTGAGAAGGGGATGAAGTGGACGTTGTTCAGCGGCATGGATAAGATAGGTAAACGTGCTGTGATGAATAGCGTTATTGAAAACGGTTATGACTTAGCTAAGAAGGGAAAGTTTAACGAGAAGTGGGGTAACTATTTCTCTGAAGCAGAAAGGTTTACTATCATCAATGCTTTCCGAAGACACGGTAAAAACCTTGAAGCCATGTCAGAAAAAGAGTTGAAGCTTATGTCTGAGCTTGCGTATGCAGGACTAGGACAACAACAGCTTACTTCAGTAGCGGGGAGACCTTTGGCTTGGTCAACAAACCCTGTAATACGTCCTCTATATACGTTGATGGGTTTTGCTATTGTACAAAGATCTTTACTGCGTAAAAAAGTAATTGATGAATTAACGGCTGGTAACGAAGGACAGGCAGCTAAGAATGCCGCTTTGTACATCGCTAGTGCTGGTGTTGGTTACGCTGTTCTTGATGAGGCTCGTGACTTTGTTTTCTCTGGAGGAGAGGACGAGATAACAGGAGAGGAGTTATTGTTTAAAGCGTTGGTAGACCAGCCACTGTCTGTGATGACTTTAAACAAAGCACCAACATCGCAGTACCAGTACAACAGATTCAAAGCCAACCCTTATGAGTGGGCCGTTACTTCTATTGCGCCTGCGGGCGGTTTGATTGAACAAGGAACTGCGGCAGGTATTGATTTGATAACAGCTCCTATATCAGAAGATCCAGCAAAGAATGTTGAGAAGGCTTGGAATCATATTATGCAGGTTCCTTTGTTAAACAATTCTATTGGAACTGCAATGGCGATAATGGGTAGTCCTGTTGGTACAACAACTACTGTAGTAAGGGAAGAAGGGGCCGAAGCCCCGTAGTTTAGATCTCGCAGTTGTTACCAGTACAGGCTAACGTCTGTGATCCTTCAGTGTTGTCAGAGTTTTCAGAGATGTTCCAATCAATTGTCTCTGGGAACTCTGCCTTCAACTTCTCATAAGTCTCTAAGTCAATAGGCTCATAAGGTGCTTGTTGATAGGTATGCTCTGAGTACGGCAAGAACGACACACCACTGATCTTATCGAACTTGTTGTACAACCACTGACCTACCTCCAAGAACTCATCATCACGATAATAACAAGTCATTGATGGTTTGTGTTCACACCAGTAGTCCTGATAGATCTCCCATAACTCAAGTTGCTCCATAGCACCCATCTCAGAGGCCACTACAGCCCCGTCAGGAGACGCTATAGGGAAGCTGAATACCTTGGTACTGGGTGACATTACATCGTCCTCTACAGGGACTCCAGCGGCTTCTAGGACTTGGCAGAGCGGGTCTCTTGCATCTGCTCTAACTCGTCTAATGTATTGATCCGAGTATCTAGGGTGGATGCCACTAGCAGAATCAACCAGCTGACTAACAGTACCGGAAGGTTTAACAGCAGTAATGGCAGTGCTAGTATTAATACCAAGCTTAGTAGCCCATTCCTTATTAGTGTTAATTGCTTCTTCCTTGAGTTCAGTAAGCCAAGTTTTGAGAACACCTTTATCTCTCCTTCCTGATAGGGTTGGATGGTCCATGATGCCTGTTAGTGACACACCTAGTAACGCTTCCTCTTCTGTGTTCTTCTGCCATATCTTACGAAGGTAACGGAAGTCAGTTAAGGTAGCCTGTAAAGTTCCAAGGATAGACGCAACACGTACTTTTCGTTTAAGGTCTGACAACGTATCGGTTGACCTGACAACAACTTCCGATAGATTGCAGAATTGGTTAGGTCGTAGGATGATCTCGCTACATGGATTAGTTCCAAAATCATAGGTAGCATCTCGTCGCTCGTTCTTTGCAGCTTGCTTTTGACTTGCGACTCTAGAGAACATACCTCGCTCTCCTGATCGGGACTCGTATAAACTTTTCCACTCATTTAGGAATGCCTCAAAGTCTGGCTTCTCAGTATAACACGCACTGTTGTTTGCTAGTCCTCGTTGAGGATTGTCTTGCCACCACTGTCCTGACTTGCATCGTCTGAGTCTATCGTCAGTGAGGTTACTAAGACTGATGAGAGCGGACCTTCTAACTCCTCCGACGACAACGATTTGTGCAATCTTACAGCAGATATCGTGACACTCGATGGAGGAAAGCTTACGTCCAGCAGCCTCCCTAAAGATTTCAGTGGTAAATTTAAAGAGGTCAACAAGAGGATCCGGACCAGACGCTCTACCTCCAAAGGTTTTAAGGGCTGACCCCGCAAGTCGTACTCCACTGATGTCCCATTTTGGAAGCTGACCTGAATAGAGCAAGCTGATAAGTTCTCGATATGCTTTAGCCCATCCAATTTTGCTGTCAGCGACGTGTATAACGGTATCGGTGTCATGAAATTCCTCTGCTACTTCTGGTAGTTTAGATACGTATTGTCGTTCAACAGAGAAACCTACGCCTGTACCGCACATAAGCACGTACATCATCTCGTCAAACGCTTTAGGGTGGTCGATAGGTAGGTAGCTACAGTTGAAGCCAGCTACGTTGTCACGGTCAAGAGCATCACCAGCAGTCATCAACGCTCTCATGCTAGGCATAACACCCATGTCATGAATGTCTGCAAAGATATCGTTAGCCTGCTCTAGTGTTAGCTTACCCTTCTCAATCCAGAAGCTTAAGTAACGGTCAATTGTTTCTTCCCAAGTCTCACGACGTTGCTCCTCTGGTAGGTAACGTGCGTAGCGGGACTTGTGAATGTATTGTTGATATGCGTCCAATTATCTTACTCCTTTGTTCATCTGTATATCTAGTCCAGTTAGTTATCTCTTCCTTGGTACGTTTACAACCTGTACAGATATCGTTAACTAACTTGCACTGCTTAACGCAGGGACTATCCATTTACTTCTTTGATTAAGCGTTCAATGTACCACTTACACTTACGTAAGTCTTCTACTGGTTTACCTTTGTAGTCGTAGCGCCAGAGATACTTCAGTGCGTTACCTTTAAGATAGCCGTTGAACTCATGCTCAGGCATGGAAGCTTTGATTGCTTCGATAGCCTCAACAGCACCTTTGTTGTAGTGGTCAGGTTGTTCTACAGGGTCCGGGGCAGCACCCGGAGAAGTAGTAGGCTTCCTGATTGACAGCTCATTTAACTTCCGCAAGGTGTCCCAGTGATCAGGACTTACATTGTCTATGCTCATCCGTACTTCCTCCTAAGATACTGCATACTTACAGGCAGCTCATCAAACGATCCGTTGTCTACTTCGTTGAGCATCCATATTCCAGACCAGCTACCGTTTGTTTGTGGGTTTAAGTAGTCTTCACTGTGGTTGTAATAGATACCAGCAAACAAGCCAGTGATGTTACTACCGTCTGCTTTACGTGCATAGGCTATGTCTCTGTCTTGGACGTGTCCCATGATGCACGACATGAACTTCTTTTGCAACATGAGTTTTGCACAGGTGACTGGTCTGCCCATGACTCCGCTCGTGAAGTAGTGACAGTACGCGATGCCATCAATGATGATTGGTTGTAGAAAAGGGACAACCTCCCATCCTGCTTCTTCCAATAAGAAATGATCATAGCTCATAAGTCCTTCTAGTTTCGGATCAGACTCAATAGCACGTTCGATCCGCTGTTCGTGGTTACCTAACAAGAATACCATCCGTGGTGTCCATGTCTTCTTCTTGTTACTACGCAAGCGTTCCTTCTCTGCTTCGATAGGCGCTAGGAAATGCTCCATAGCGTTCTGTCCCGCTCGTATGTCTCGTGTGTACCGCCGTCCTTCAAAGGACTTTTTACCTACGTCATAGCTACTGAGACTTTCCATGTCCCAGTGATCCCCCAGATGAATGATAACGTCAGGCTTTGTTGCGGCTGCATACTTACCGGCCCAGTACA